GTTTTAAAAACCAACAAGGCCCCGTGAAATTCTCTTAAAGCTGTTATTGGGTCGCCATCATCCGACACTGCCCTGATTGGGTTTACGCCCGCAGGTAGTGTGTCTATTGTTTTATCCGGCGTATACCATTTATCAGGCGACAATATCTCGCTGTAGTATAAGTGGCTAGGCGCTTCTGGATTACCTGACGCGTACAGCCTTTCTCCTCTTTGTTCTAGGTACTTGCATTTTTTAACTTCCGGCAACATGTTTTCTGCTGGTGTGTCCGAAGTCGTTATATCAACTACTGTAGTGCCATCATAAGAGAAAAATTCACCGTTAGATAATACATACAGCTTATTATCCATAACTTCATAATCTAAGTGGTCTGTTAAACCACTTTTTATAGTTGCCTCTGTATCCATATCTATTAATTTATTATCTAGCAGGGCTAATTTTTTTAATATTCTAACCCCCGTAGCGTTAGCATACTCAAAATATATAAGCCTGTCTATCCCTGCCGTAGTGGTTACTGTTGTTTTTAAGACTGTTCCGAAGCGTATCCGCGTCCCGCCCCTTAAAAGAGGGTCAGCGTTCTCCATATGTCTTACCTCTGAAGAAGTCAGATTATCAGGCGAAGCTGTTTTGTTCTCGCCGGACGTGAAATCATTTACTTTTACCGTAACGTATTTTCCCATTATCTAATCACCCGCCAAGCGACGCCGGAACCCACATCTTTCTGTCTTAGTTTGGCCATAGCCTCAGTAAATCTAAGCTTTCCTCTGCTGTATTCCTCGTCGTACATTCTATACCTGTCCTCATATCCTACCTCATCATCTAATAACATAGCTTCTCTTCCTGCATATGAAACTAGTAATGGGTGATACCTGATTGGTATATCTGGAATTTGCCCCGGAGTCTTGTCAATAATCTCTGGGTAAGCCTCGTACAAAATAGTAAGTGTTACTCCATCGTCTATACCTACAATGTGGAATGAGTCGCCCAAGACATAGTATCCGGTGCCTTGCTTATATCCTACTGGCAAAGACGTGTACACAATTGTACCATCCTCATTTAATACTTTAATAACGCTTTTGAAATATTCCGGTACTGCGATAACGCCATCTGTAACAACAGCATCTACTGTTTCCGGTTTATAGCAAAGCTCTGATAAATCATCTAGTGCCCCCTGAAACCACGCATAATACGTAGACGCCTCATAATTATCGTCTATCTGTATATTAGCAAAGGTAATTAATTCTTGTACTGTAGACATGTTTTATCACTCTCCTTTTTAGCTTATAACTTAAGCAAGTAGGAAGTTATCTCTTTCTTTTCACTAAGGTCTTCTGGCACAATAACACCTATACTATCAGCATACTCATACAATTTAGCTAAAGTCCAACTGGCAGGAATACTGGTTCTTCTCTCGACCTTGTTCTTATCGTCCTTATCCTCGCTAGTAATAACCGGTCCCGCTTCACTAATAACCTCTACATCCTCCACCTTTTTCAAGATTTCAATTTTCGCCTTGTCCTTTGTTTCATAATACCCACCAACAAATTTTATAAGCCCCTCGCGTGTGAGCATCGTTCTATTTTTAAATAATGTTGCTTTAAATTTCATATGTTTTCCTCCTTATAAAAAACAAAAGGAGGAAAATGCAATCCGCACTCTCCTCCATTATATTATACTCACCAGTCCTAGAGAGTTACTATTAACATGCCGTGTTTCTTAGGTTGCTTAAGCTCTAAACCTGACTCTGTCAAGTATTGGTCTCTTCTTCCGTCTTCCTCATTAGTCTGAATATTAGTTTTTAACTTAGTATCTCTACCAGTTAATACTCTAACAGACAACTCTTCTAAGTCTAATACTGCTGAATACCCAGCATAGCCCTGAACAAACAATGGATGTTGAACCATTTTTAATGTTCCGTGAGGAGAAACAAACTCTGTAACGTTAAGCCCTAAAGTCTTATCCATATCAGACTGGATAATGTTCAAGTAATCAGCCGCCACCTTATTAACCAAAGTCATTATTGTAGCCGACATCAACCATGTTTTAGTGCCTGAGCCGTAAGTGAACACTTTCTCACAAAAATCAAATAAAGCGTCTAAATCGAAATCAGCTTTTGCTACCGTAACAACGTTATCTGTTCCCTCAAGGAATGTGATAACACCCGCTGTTGTAGATAACGGCTGAGCCCCAGTTAAATCTAATTTTTTCTCACCAAAGATAATACTTTGCTCAATACTTCTACCATGCTCAATACCTTTTCTATTAGCAATTCTGTTGTACTCCGAACCGCCATATAATTTCATAGCGTCTAATGTATTAGTGATTGAGAAAGGTGTTTTTATAATCTGTGTATAATTAAATACTGTTGAAGTGTTACTTGCTTTCTCTGATGGTGCTCCTGAACCCTGCATATTAGCATTACCTAATACCAAAATCTTTCCACCGTCAGTAATGTCTCCTGCCGAAGTAGTACCATAAGCCCTAGTTATCGTTAAAACATCAGTTGCAACAGCTGATACCTTAACAATCTCACCAGTTAATACGATTTTCAACAAATCACCTACAGCTACTAAAGCACCCTCGCTAGATTGAAGAGTCACTGCTGTGTCTCCCGCAACTTTAGCTCCGTCTGCTGAAACCCAAACAGCCATTAAATCGTCCTCTAACCATTCGAATTTATAGTTGTGTGTAGTTCTCTTAGAAATCTTTGATAACAACACTGTTAACGGATATTCTCTCGGTTTTAGTAACGAGATTTTGTCCGACATATCAACTACTATTCGGTCGGTGTTTATGTTTGTTGTTCCTCTTGCCGTGTTTACTATTGCTTCTGCCATCTTTATTACCTCCTATTTTTAATCTTAGCCAAATACAGTGTTAGACCCTCCCCTAGCACCAACTATCCCATCGGCTATGTTTTCGCCTGCTGATTTAGGTGTTTTAACTGCTGGGGTACCTACTCTTGACGAGCCTTTATCTATATTTTTCTTCGTTACATTAGTTTTACCCAATGCGTCTAATTTTTTTTGTACTAAATCATCAACTATTGACTCAACTTGGCGACCTTTCGCGAGTGTATATGCCATCTCTAACGCTTTTCCTTTTCCACCATTCCACATAAAGGGGTTATCTTTTAGTATCTCCCTTATTTCGTCCGAGTGTTCGGAAAAATCTTCGTGAGTTCTTGTCATATCAGCCACTATATTTTCCATTTCCAGAGCTTCTTGTTTTTCAACTATTGGGTTTATTCTGCCGTCTACCTGTTGTTGTACAATAGATAGGACAGAGTCCAGTATTTGCTTTTGTTCCTCTGGAACATCTGAAATCTCGCCTTGCTGTAGTTGTTCTAAAGTCTTTTTCATACTACTTAATTCCTGAGTTGTTCTTGTGTACTCAGGTCTTATATTGTCGTAGGCTTTCTTCATCGACTCATACTCGCTATACATAACGTCGGCTGACTCAAATTTTGATGCCCACTCGGGAGCTGGTTCATTTGGTTCGGTTATTGGTTCGTTTGGTTCATCTGGAGCATCTGCTGGCTCGTTTATTGGTTCATTAACGTGCCCGTCGTCCGCAGTAAGGGGTACTTCCGTATTGTCCCTGTCCGAAATCACATCGGGTTGTACGCTATCTTGTATTGCACCAACTATATCCACATCACTTCCTGAAAAAATATTATCTCCTGCCATCTTAAAACCTCCCTGCATACATTATACTACTTATCTGTTTTTTTAGCAATAAGATTGGTAATTTGTTCGTAAACTTTCAATTCTCTCCTATCAGCCTCTATCTCAGATATCCGCGTGTACTCTTTATTGCGTAAATTATTAAACACTGCTTCTTTTTTTACCTCGATATAGGAACTAAGTGTTCCCCACCCTGCACACTTGCTTATATTTTTTATGTTGGCTAGGTCTATATCTTTACCGTTTACATCTTTCATCTAGGCCCTCCTTGCTGTACCTGTTCTATGATTTGACCCACTATTTCTCTTAATGGTTCCAATTCCGCCGGTAATTCCTTACCTTGTACTACGGCGACTATAATTTGCGCTAGTACGTTAGGGTCTATGTCTGGAAATTGCTGAGATAATATAGCAACAACCTGCTGTATAATGTCTTGCCCAGCACCTTGACCCTGTACTCCTTGTCCCTGCATGCCCTGACCTAAACCTTGCCCCTGCATACCTTGTCCTAAACCTTGTCTTTCAGGCGCCGGCTCTGCTGGCATTGGTTCTGTCGGCATCACAGCTTGTTGCTCTTGGGCCTGCTGTTGCATCATAGCTTGTTCTTGTTGCGTCTGAGCTTGTTGCTGTTCTTGCGCCTGTTGTTGCATTAATGCCTGTTGTTCTTGTTGCATCTGTGCTTCCGGTTTAATTAATTCGCTATAATTCTTTATGTTATATACCTCGAATATCCTAGATAACAGCTGGTCCACATTTACATGCTCCACGTAAGGGGCTATTTGTGCAAGCAGATTAGTAAGTTGGTTCTGCTTAATCTCTTTGTTTGCCATTTCACCACTCGTGTTTCCCACTGCTATAATGTCATACTCTCGAATTATATCCTCTACTGCTATCTCATTCTTCTCTTCTTTTCCTGAAGTTTCCGGTATAAAGTACGTTTGGTCCGACGTTATAAACTGCTGGTTCAATTGTATAATCTGAGCCATTGTGTCCTTAAACCCACCAAATTCTAACAAACGCAAGTTCAAAACAAATCTCTCGTTTCCGTGCTGGTCTATCAATGACGCCATAGTGGCTGTTTCTTTTGTAGCTCCTCCGGAAGAGTCCCCTCTCGCCATATCATGTACCCCTGTGACTCTATCAAAGTCAGCTTTTATAACATCCTCTTCCAAATAAGCAGAAGAAGTTACATCAGGCATTGCCATTGTTTCTATGTCATCCATTTCATCAACATATATAATTCCATTAGGTCTCGAGACTAAATCATCCTCGTCTATATTTGCCCCTCTCCTAACTTTCGTAGCAGAATTTATAATCATACTAACATTATCTATTCTCTGGTTTCTTGTTGTGTTAAGTTCGCTCTGTAAATGCGAAGATAACTCAACTAATCCTACAGAACTCCACTCTCCTTGCATAGGGATAAAGCTCCATTTAGAAAATGGTTTCTCCATATGAAAATACGGATTCTCTTCTTTGAGTAACAGCACACTTCTATTACCAACAACTATATGCCAATCATCAGTCCAGTAGTGTAAGACCTCTATAGTTCTCTTTCTGTGGGTGTCTCCCCTCTCTCCCGATAAGTCAGTGTTATCGTCGGCTCTAAAATTCTCAGTCTGGCTATCTTTAAGTTTAGTCACATTTTTATATCTAGGGTCTGCTATCAGCGTTGAGTAATCCTCGTGCTTTCTGCGAATAACAAATAAGGCGGACTCTATATCTGTTGCCGTTGGGTCATAGAAAAAATCATAAACAGACACAAGCTCTATATTAGGGTGGTCTTTTGTTATTACTTTTTCTGTTTTCTCAACTAATACTTTTTTAGAAACCACGCCCTGCGACTCAGCAGGTCTTCGTTTTTTAACATTTTTTTCTTTGTATTCCCATTTCTGCTCTGTTATAGCGTCACCGTACATCAGCATTTCTAACATAATGATAGCCCCTTTAGGTATCATCTTTATTTTTTGTTCTAGCTGATATTGCAGAAAGTTGTTCATAGATTTAGACAACTCTTTCGCTTCCTCATCGCTCTCATTTAAGGCTCTAGTAGTTACAAACGGTCTCTCGTTAAATAATGCGTTCATAAGTTTCGCCTTTACTGTCTCAACATTAGTGGCTGTGTACGGTATGAATAAATTAGACCGGCCCGCTTCCACTGCCGATGTCTCATTCCAACCCCTGTACTGTTTGTAATACTCCGCAAACTTGGTTTGTGCTGTGGTCTGGTTAGTGACCGCCTCTTGCATATCTAGTAATACCTGCTTTAAAGTATCACTAATATTCAGCACTTCAAAATCTCTAATATGTTTCGGTGTTTTTTTACGCGGCATAATCGCCCTCCTTTTTAATATCCAGTAATTTTGCTTGCTGGTTTATACTCCTGCGGTTTGCTGTATTTTCTGCTTGCCCCCGGCCTTGTTACGGCCACTATATAAGACAAGGCATCAATAATATCGTCATGCTCTCCATATGGAAAATCTAATAACTCTTTTTCAAGCTCCACATGTGTGTGTTTGAAATAAATAAAACCATTGAAAAATAAAGGCTCTAATGCTGATGTTATTCTGTCCTCTTTCGGGACTCCTCCTGTTTTTAATTCAGTGAGTTTAAAATAAACACCTCTACGTTTCATCTCATCTTTTATATTGTACAGTAGCAATTTAAAACCACTTACTGTCTCTATCCCAGTAACACGCAATCTTTGTTTATGCACAGACACAGTTTTGAAAATCTCATTTATAAGAGCCTTAGGTAAAACCTTTATCCTCTTGTACTCTATAACATAGAAATTCTTATCCGCATCTTCCCCTACAACTATTATTACTGAAAAGTCTGACCTTTTTTTAACAGTTATAGCGGGGTCAATTAATATATACTTGTTCATTATGTTTGGTAATTTATTATAGTATCTGAAATTCTCTTGTTTAAATGTTGAGCTTTCATCATTAAGTGGCTCGAGCATGTACTGCGAATTAAAAATGTAACTTCCCTGCTCTTTTCTCTGCGCCTCTAAAAACTCTATTGTAAGTCTTGATGGAAAATACAATCCGCCATTAGGTAAATAAGCTGGGCGTATGATGGTATCCAAAGCTTTTATGTCTATCAGGTCACCGTATAAGTCCGCTTTGTGATATCTTGTACCGATTACAAGTTGTAATCCTCCGGGCTCAAGTAGTGATAGTGAGAACTTATAATACTCTTTTGTCTTGTTTATCTGGTCGTCGGTTTTTACGTTACGCTCCGACACAAGGTCGTCCATTACAATTACGTCAGGGTGCATACCGGTTCTGGCATTGTCTACGCC